CTGTTCTGGAGTTAACCTAACTAAGATTTCATCAGTAGACTCTAGCTGCTCAGTCAATGGGATTTCATAGCCACACTTGCAGCGTAGGCCAACCATCTGCTGTGTACACTGGGGGCAGTCTTTTACTTTTGGTTCCTTCTTTTCTTTGGTCTGCTTCTTCTCGTTGAATCGTTCCTTGCCATCATCCAATTCGTCTGGCACAACGTCCTCTGCGAATCCATGACGCGCTACGTTACCAGCATGATCCAGATAGATAGCCCTTGCCTTACCATCGGCTGTGCGCATGATACGGCCTGCTCTTTGTACAAAACTAATAAGTGATTTGGTAGGGAAACAGTCAATCAGACAAGTGACCGTTGGTGCGTCATAGCCAGTGTTAAGTAGGCGTGAGCATGAAAGTATCTTAAATTCACCACGGTCATGGGCATCATAAATGACCTGTCGTTGCTCTGCGTCCATGTAGCCATCAATATGCTCTGCGCTTACACCAGCGTTATTGAATGTCTCAACCAAGTGCTTGCTATGTTTGATGCTAGGTGCAAAGGCAATGGTCTGACCGTTCTCACCATGCTCAAGCCAGTTACGCACGATGTCACCTACTAAGCCCTCATCTTCTTCTGTCGCTGCTGCTAGGCTAGCTGGATCGTAATCACTGCCACCTGTCGCCAAGGCTTTGGTCTTAACACCCTTCAATGCCACCTTACGTCCACCGTAGTAATCCACTGGGCATAGATAGCCCTGCTCTAATAACTCGCGTGGTGTGATTGGCACAATCAAATCATCGTAATGCTTGCCCAGACCTTTAGAGTAAGGCGTAGCTGACAGGCCAATGAAAGGCACGTTGTTGTATGTCTCCATAATCTTAGTCAATGATGCGTAATGTGTCTGGCACTCATCAACGATCGCTAGATCAAACTCAGGCAATCTGGGCCTACGGGCCAATGTCTGGATGCTGGCAATCTGGATGGGTGCGTGACGGTTGGTTAACTCATGGTTGCCCTGTATCACACCGAACTGCAAACCGTGATTGGTAAATTCTTCTAGGCTCTGCTGAACCAGCTTAATGCGGTCACAGATGAAAATGCCTCGCTTGCCTCTAGCTGCTACTGATGCCATCAATGCTGCTGCCGTGATGGTCTTACCGAATGAGCATGGTGCTGCAAGGATTGGCCTGCGCTTACCACTTCGTAGAGACTGTCTGAGCATCTGAATAGCTTGCTCTTGGTGCGGTCTTAGATTGATCATTTGAATGCCCTTAGTTGATCTTGGCTAAGAGCATAACCATCACCCCTGCCTAGATTCATTATATTTTTGTCGGCTATCAGTTCCTCTGATTTAGCCCAACCAACAACATCATATACTGGAAATTCGCCGATAACAAGTACATATATGTCAACATCACATACTTTTTTGTTTAGTGTAGCCAGCAGTCTGCCATTTTTGTACTGCGTTGTCTTAACATCAACCTTGCTTCCCTTGGCGGTCATAAGGTCATACTTGGGGTATTCATCGTAGCTTGTCTGAGTGTCTGGGTAGACGTTAAAGATTCGGCATACGGCTAGCTCGCCTGCCACACCGTCTAGTTCTATTTCCTTGTTTGTCGATGGGCTTAACTTACTGTCTGGATTGCCCTTGGCCCTGTTCTCATCATACCTAGCTTTGGCTAAGTACATGGCTAGTTTCTGTTCAGCTTGGTTAAGCGTTATTCTCATTATTATTGCCCCAATAAATTTTAAGCATAGTAGTCATTTAGATGGTTTGGGACACCTATGTTTTTAAACTAGGAACCTTTACCAACGATATGCTATTTGCTGATCCACCTACCGTAATTTGCATAAACCATTCAACTTCCATGTTGAGCTGGTCTGCTCCCTACTGTGTCCGCTAAGTATGTTTGTACCTCGGCATTGCTGCTGCTTCGGTCAGTCCCATCAATCCTGTGCGGTAAGTGCTATCCCAGTTTAAAGTCTTGGTGACATGAGAGTTGTTTTTTATCGTGGCAACACTAAAGAAACCCACATTATTAATGTCGGATTCAAGCTGCAAAATGTCGGAAAGGTCTTGTAACGTCCAAACACGTAAGATAAACTACACTTGTGTTGGCGCTGGTTCTTTCCCGATAATCTCGCTGGCTCGAATGAGGCTACAACCTCTTCACCAACACATTCATTCTATAGACGGGCTTACTTAATTGCAAGCCCGTTTTTTTTAACTACAAAAAGTAGTGATACAAAGCTGCTCCTAAAATGCCACCAGCAAGCGATACAGATAACGTGAGCATTAGCCCTCCGTTAACCAGTACGCTCTCAGCAGGGGCCACTACAGCCTTCTTAGCGGCTACTTTTTTCTTAGGCTTAATCCTATTCTTGTTAACCAGTTTGTCAGCGTAAGATTTAGTCACCGCAGGGCCAAGGGCAGCAGTCTTAGCCCTAGCTTCTATTTTCATTGAGCTAATTCTTATCCTAACGGCTGCTTCTGTTCTGCCAAGTTTGTTGGCAATGGTAGAAAATTTCTTCCCCATTATCCTCTGTTTAAGTGCAAATTTAGAATCTTCTTCTGTCCACTTCTGAAATTTGTTTTTCATTTTACTGCTCCTATTTATAAAAAATATGCTGATTAATCGTCAGCACTACTTCCATATCGCTGGCCCAAAACGGGCTAACGTATGAGGCATGGTAGTGGGTTGCCCCACCACTAATATCAATTCCTACCCCGTAATAAATCTTCTGGGCTAGGATCGTTGCTTCTAACATGGCTTGGTCATCGGTTGGTAAATCTCCAATTCCGTCACAGAACCAAGAATATTGGCACATATGGCGTATCGGGTTTTTATCATCCCAAGCGTGATACTTAGCTTGGTAGACAACCTCACAAACAGTGTCTGGATAACGCTCATCAGACACTCTGTTCATTGTGCTGTATCCTACGGCTAACTGACCCGCTAAAGGCTCACTGCGAGCCTCATGGTAGATGTTCATTGCCAGACACATAACGGCTGCACTAATCATTTAGTCGTACCGTTTTTCTTCTCGTAAGCTTCCCATTCTTTGTTAACTTTAAGAAAATCCTCATGCGCTACAGACAATTTATCTTCTGCGGCAGCTATCTCCTTTCTAATGGTTCGCGTCACTTCAAATTTATCGTTCCATTCAGTAGCTATGCGATTTAATTCTGGATCTTCTTTTAAAATGTTTTTTTTAGTCATTTTTAAAACCCTCATTAGCCACCTCATTTATTTAAACATTTATTGCGCATTGTGGTGCAACCGTAACAATTACACTCTGCTTTTTTAGATTTAATCTTCATTTTACTGCTCCAATTATTTTATAGTGTCTGCAAATAGTATTACATATTTGATTCAATGACAACATTTATTGTATTTATTTAAACGTATGTGTTTACAAGCTGCCTTAACTTCGATAGAATAGTCTGGCATTACAAAAATTAAACGGAGCAGCAAATGACTATACATACTAAGCTGGCTAAGATTCAGCAAAAACTAAAAGCACCCAAAGGTCAGCGCAATGACTTTGGTAATTACAATTTTCGTTCAGCAGAAAACATTCTTGAAGCCGTGAAACCGTTGTTAGGTGATTTGGCCTTGACCATTAATGATGAGCTAATCTTTAGCGGAATGCTTGAGGATGAAATTGTAGGTTCTGGCAACAATGCAATGAAGGTGCAGACGCAGCGTGTCTACATTAAATCAACGGTCACTATTAGTGATGGCAAAGAGTCTATCTCAACTTCTGCTGTAGCGCGTGAAGCGTCTATTAAGAAGGGTCAGGATTCTAGCCAGACTTCTGGGGCGACAGGATCGTATGCAAGAAAGTACGCACTCAATGGTCTGTTTTCGATTGATGATGCTAAAGACAGTGATGCAACAAATAAGCACGATGAGGATAAGGTTGCTGACCTAGATATGTCATTAGAAGGTATGTCTGAGCCTGTACCTGTCGCACCAGCAAAGCGTGTGAGCAAGAAGCTAATGCAAGACCTTATGGCGTTAGTCATTGAAAGCGAGGCTACTGGTGAGCATACGATGATGAACGAGGCTTTGGCTGAGTTAGATGAAAACGAGAAGCAAAAACTTTGGGGCCAGTGTACTGGCAAGCAACAAGAATTTATTCGCAGCAAAAAGGGGATGTAACATGGAATATGATAACAACAACACTGGTGCAATTTTTAAGAATGAACGTAAGGAAACTGAACGTCATCCTGATTACAACGGTAGCTGTGAAATTAATGGTGTAGAGATGTGGATGAGCGCATGGATTAAGACCAGCAAGAATGGCAAGAAGTTTATGTCGTTTAGCTTTAACCCAAAAGAAGTGCAAGCAGCACCAAAGCCTGTTCAATCGCCTAACAGCGGTTTTGATGAAGAAGACGATATACCGTTCTAGCAGGCAAAAAAAGCCCCACTTTTTTAAGGCGGGGTAAGTTTCTTACTGGAGCATTCCAAACCAATATAACACACATTTAGGGGAATTAAACATGAACATTGATATGGGTGCTTCACTGAGAGTAGCACAGGCCAAGTTTAAAATCACAGGCTCACAATTAGCCCGATCATTTAAAGTGCATCCACAGCAGGTCATTAGGTGGCGCACAGGCTATGATATGAAGATATCGTTAGCAGACTCGTTGGCTAAATACTTCGGCATTACGTTATCTGAATTTGTGGCAATGGGTGAGTCTAATGGCTGATATAAATTTTACGGTCACAAGTGATAATGTAAAAGAAGAGATGAGCAAGGTCTGGGAAATGGCTAACAAAGGTCTGAGAAGTGGCGCACCAGTAATAGTGACGCTAGGCCGCGAGAGTACAACTGATCTGCAAGAAAAATGTTACCACGCCATGATTGGAGACATAGCCAAACAAGTTGATTTAGATTATGACCGCGACACATGGAAGGCATTGCTAGTTTCTAGCTTTGCTACTGAGAAGCAGCAGATGGGTTTGCCATTACGCAAGGGCAATAAATGGGTAACTAGCCTCTGTGGTACGCACATGGTCTGCATACGTCCTAGCGTTAAGACGTTTAACAAGGCTATCGGTAGCGAGTTTATAGAGTTTTTGCACGTTAAGGGTGTAGAGTATGGCGTTGAGTTTACTGACAAAACACTAGCTGATTACGAGACTTACAAGCAAGCCAATGGCTAACGCTAAGAAGAAGTGTCGCCACTGCAAAGTATACTCTGCTCCAGACTCTGGCGTTAAAGTGCCTCTAGGTTTCTTCTGCTCTATGGATTGCGTAGTAAAACATGGCAAGAAGGCCGCTGTGTACACATCAGAGAAGCGCAAGCGTGAAACCCTTACCAAACTAAAGGATAAGGTCAAAACAGCCTCAGAATGGCGTGTAGAGGCTCAAACAGCCTTTAACGCATACGTTAGATACCGTGACAGAGACTTGCCCTGCATAAGTTGTGACGCT